GACTCTGGACGTCGAAATGTCGCGGTCGTTTTGACCGCAGACAGCAAAATCCGTCGATTTAACGCCCGTCACGGCAACGGCCGCGGTCGCGGTCCCCACCGACTGCTGGTTCCAGCTCGACGCCGGAATCGTCACGCTGATCACCGAAAAGGTCCTCGCCGCGATCTCCTGCGTGTGCTCCGCGATCGTCTCGCCCTGCTCCTCGATCGTCTCGCCCTGGGACGCGATCGTCTCGGTGTGCCCGGCGATCGTTTCACCCTGGGACGCGATCGTCTGGGTGTGCTCCGCGATCGTCTGCCCCTGCTCCGTCACCGTGTCGCCGAGGCCGCTCAGCGTGCCGTTGATCATGGCAAAAACCGCGTCCAGCTCGCCTTTCGTGTATGTATCTTTTTTGTTTTTTCCCTCGCCGAATCCGTAGATACTCATGGTATCGTTTCTCCTTCCCAGTCCTCGGCCTCCGCCTTTTTCTTTTCGAGATCGATCTTTTCCCGCTTGAGATCCATCGTCTCCCGGTCGTCGTTGCGCCACTTCGGATCCAGATTCTTCAAGAGCAGGTGGATCGCGCCCGTGTCAGGCGGAAAATACCGGTCGAATTTTTCAACGACGGTCACCTTCTTTCCGTTCTCCTGCCGCTCCGTCGTCTTCGTCTCCGTGTACGAAAACCCCTTTGCCTTTTGTTTCAGGGAGATTTTCAAATCCTCGACGAGCGCGTCCCGGCCTTTTTTCAGCGCCTCCCGCAGCTCCGGGTGATCCCACTTGTACGTTCCGAACGTCCGCGCGGAAATACCCAGCTTTTTCGCGATCGTCGCCTCGTCCGTCACGCCGATCCACTCGGTGATCTCGCCGAGCCGCGGCAGAACCAGTTCCGCGTATAGATCGCGCCGTCCCATAGCATCATCCCTTCCGTTTGTTGCGCTCCGCGGATTCTCTCCGCGTCAGCCGTCGCAGATATGCCTCAAGGGCCCGCCGCCGCTTCTCCGACGCCCGGAGCGAGGAAATCGGCAAATATACGATCGTGAGCCCGGCCTCCTCTGTATGAATCATAAATAATAGCTCCTTTTATCCGCGCGCCCGCGCGCCTTTTCCGGCCGGCATAAACCGCAAAAACCGAACAAACCCTCCGAACCCCCGCCGGCGATTGCGTCCGGCACACACCGCATCGTATTTTCTTGTTTGTTTAATATTACCACAAATATCCCGTCTATTACTGACACGTTTTCTCCCGGTATCCGAGCCACATCCGACGCGCCTCGGCGATCCATCTGTACACCGTCCTCTCGTCGGCCGTGAGCAGAAACGCCGCCCTCCGCACCCGCGCCGTCACATCCGAACGCCGCAGCGCCCGCCCCGGATACGCCATATAAACCTCCGAAACGGCCGTCATGATCTCCGCCCACGCTCGATTCGCCCGCCCATGACGTGACGACAGCTCCGCGAACACAGCGGCACAAGCCCGGAGGTCGTCCGGGCTCTTATATTTTTCTCGTTCGATCTTCCCGGCGTCCGGACATCCGAGCCGCGCCCATCGTCGGAACGCCTCCGTCGCCCGGTCGCGATCCCGTTTTGATCCGCTCACGGCCGCCTCCTTTCTCTCCTGCTCCGGTCACAAAACTTTACGCATTTACAAGGCTCACTCGTCGCGGCGCTCCGCCGCAGGCTTTTTCACGTATTTGAAATATAAGTAACCGTAACGATTCGATTTTGTTTCTACAAGTATATAGCCCTTCGGCGCCATCGGCGGTTTCGTCTCGCTGTACTGCCGCCGCGCCTCCGTGGGCGTCTCCCGCTCCGGCTGCCGCGCGTTCCGTGTCGCCCGCCATCTGTGCCCGCCGAATTCCTCGCGCCAATGATCAAAGAGGTAGTTCGCGAGCCCGGTATAATCCGCCCCGTGATCCACGCCGTCATAGCGGCAGTGCGCGCGTAGATGCGAAACGCGGACGATCTCCCCGAACGTCCATTTTCCCCGGAGCACCTCCTCCGGTACGCCCTCCGATACGACGTGCAGGTGGAACCGGTGCGTCGTCTTCCCCTGCCCGTAGTAGGCGAAAATCACCGCATCCTTGTACGCACGCCGAAGCCGCCGGACGTAGATTTCTCGGATCGCGCGGCACTCCCGCGCACTATGTACCTCGTTCTCGTCGTCGAACGTCAGCGTGGAATACAGCGAAGTCGGCGAGAAATTCTCATTAAACAGCCGCGCGTGACGCCGTCTTGAAATCTCGTTCCGGTGATGCGCCCGATCCTCCTCAGTCTCGAACCGCGGCCGGTACGCAGCTTTTTTCACATCCGTGCGGTCCGGAGCGAAGAAAACCTCCTGCTCGCATACGACACCCGAGAATGTCCGCACCTTGACCCTTTTCATTTCCATCTCCCGGCAAAACCATACCGGGACGGACTTCCCGCCCCGGTTTTTCCCGTTTTCTTTTTCTCAGAACGGCATCTCCTCGTCGTCCTCGGTCATCGCCTCGGCGATCTGGACGGCCGCGTCCGGCGTCTGGAATGCCTGCGGCGCGGGCGCGGGAGGCTGAACCCCGTCCGGCCTGCCCGCCGGCATTTCGGATTTCGCGTCGACAAAATACGCCTCGTCCGCGACGATCTCCGTCTTGAAGTGCTTCTGGCCGCCCTGATCCGTCCACGACCGCGTCTGGATCGTGCCGACGACGCATATCGAGCTCGCCTTGCGGAAGTACCGCGTCACGAATTCCGCGACCTGCCGCCAGGCTGTGACGGTGAGAAAATCGGCCGCGCCGTCTTTCGCCCCGCGCCGGTTCACGGCGACGGTGAAGGATGTGACGGAAACGCCGGACGGCGTCGTCTGCAGCTCCGGGTCTGCCGTCAGCCGCCCGCCGACGATCACCTTGTTGAAGTTGAAGTTTGCCATTACTCGTCCACCTTTTCTTCGACTTTCAGCCGTCTCGCCCGGCTCACCTTCGCGCCGACCGTGACGACCGACCCGTCCGCGAGGTTCAGCGTCGCCTTCGTGATCTTCCGGAGGCAAACAAAGTGCGCGAGCGTCCTGAGCTCCGCCATGATCCCCTCGTCGATCTCCTGCATGGGCGCGGCCTCCTCGCTCGCCTTGTCGAGCGCGTCCAGCGTCTTCCGATACTGTCGTGCGGATGAACACCCGCATGTCAGCCGCGGATCGTCCCCATCCCGCATCGGTACTTGTTTGCAATACGGACAAATATTCATTTCATTCTCCTTTCTCCGCGCGTTTCGCCATGACCTCCGCGCATATCAGCTCTTCCCGCGGCTGCGGCTGCTCCATGCGCGGATACTGCTTCACGTCCGCGAGCTCTTCCTTTGTTGCCAGCCGGACGCGCGCCGGATCGACCACCATCACCGAGCGTCCCGACGAGATCGGGAGCAGCTCCAGCGCGTAGCTCTCCGCGTCCTTTCCGCGCCGCACGGCGTCGAGCGTCGCGAAATCCTTACGCACCGCGCCGATCCGGCCGAAAAGCATCGCGCCGAGCATGGCGTCCTCGTATGTAATCGGGCTGTTCTTCCGCGCCGCTTCGATTGCTTCCGGTATTGTCATTTCGTTTTTCCTCTCCTTTTCAATATCCTCGCGTGCATCTCGCACGCTTTGAGCGAGCGGCGCAGGGTTTTCGAGATCGTTTTGTACGGCACGCCCGCCGCCCGCATCTTCAAAATCGCCGCGTCCTCCTCCGCCGACCATTTTTTATGATAAAGGTCCGGCGCGGTGATCCCGTCCTCGTCGCCGAGCGCGACCCGGATCTCCCTCTCGCCGGCGCCGGTGAGCTCCCGGAAAATCCGCATCTGCTTCTCCCGGCTCGCGCAGTCGCGCCACTGCGCCCGCATCCAGTTCAGCGGGATGCCGCGGAAAGTCGGCTCCATGTCAGCCCTCCTTGGCGGATGGGCTGTCTTTGTCCGCGCCGATCTCCGCGCTCATTGCCGCAAGCACCTTCGCCATGGCGGACCTGTACTTCTCCTCGCCGGTCTCCACGACCAGATCCCGCACCCGCGCGTACGCTTCGCGGAATCCGTCGAACAGTCGCGAAAATTTCTGCACCGTCGGGTCTGCGAGAACTCGGAGCCGCTTCACTTCATCCTCGAGCTCAGCCGCGCCCGCGCCGATCTCTTCCCTGACCTTCGCTTCGACCGCCGCACGCTCCTCCGCGGTCGGCTCGCGCACCGTCACGATCGGCGGACGCCCTGCCAGCTCGTCCACACGGACTTGCAGCTTGTCCCTTTCTTCCTGCGCCCGTTTCAGTTCCCCGGCGCGCGTTTCGGCAAGCCGTTTCGCCTCCTTCAGATCGTTCTTCAGCTTCCGCGCGCTCGCCGCGTCGTTCTCAGCCTTCTGTACTCTGGCGTCGGCTTCCGCGAGCTTGTCCGCCGCTTCCCGCACCGCGTTCTCCGCGTCGATCCTCGCGTTCTGCTCCCGCATTGCCCGCGCGAGCGCTTCGTCCGCGCGCTTCGCTTCTGCTCGGATGCTCGACTCCTTGTCTTTGACGATCCCGTCCCATTCCTCCTGCGCGTTCGCGTACGCCTCCTTCCGCGCTTCCTCGATCTTCCGCTCCCATTCCCGGACGGAGATCTCCTCCGGAGGATTCGCCGCGACAAATGCCGCCCTCTCCGGCTCCGGAATCGCGAGAAGCGCGATTGCCTGCGATTTGTTCAGCCGGCCGAAAATGTCCATCCGGTTTTCCTCGAACAGGGACAGCTGTTCCCGTGTGCCGTATGCTTCGTAGAGCCGCATCAGGTTGTTCGCCTCGGTGCTCGAATACTGAAAATTCTCCTCGAGCCAGTCGCCCCACTCCCCGTGGGCGACCGAATTCTTTGCCTCGACGAGCAAACGCCCGACCTCTACGGAATCTTCGAGCAGCTGACGCGCCGCCCGTCTCCGGATTGCGTTGATCTCCGCCGCGATCTCCTGCGGCGACCTGTAAACGATTGCGGTTTTATCCATTGGCTGCTGTCCTTTCTTCATCCTTGATCCGCCGCTTCACGATCCGAAGCCAGTTTTCGACCCACTCCGCATCCTCTCCCTGCGGCCGATTCTCCTCTTCGTTGTGGAATCCCTGAATCTGCTTCATCGAGCCATCCGTCGCGAGCTCCACGGTCCACAGCGGGATCATCGGAGCCATCACCCGCCGGATGAATACGATCACCAGCACGCCCGCAGCATGCCGGTCCACATAACCACCGACGCAGTGATGCTGGTTCCTCCCTTCGAGCGCGATGTCTTCAAGCCGCTCCGGGATCATCGCGATATATTTGCCGTCCTGCCACTCGTACCGCATCCGGAGCTTCGGGTACAGCTCTGTGAAATAGCTTTTTTGTTTCTTCTTGCTTTTCTTCGCTTGCCGCTCTTTCCGGATTCGGTCGGCGGATCGCGCCGCCTCATCGTGCGCGGCTCTGAGATCCTTCGGCCAGAAGATCGACGGTACCGACATATCCCGACCGAGAAATTCCGCTTCCCTTCGGTAGTCTTTCAGGAGGTGCAGATCGCCGCAGCCGCACTTCTGTTTGTCGAGATACCTCACCGTCTCGATCCCCTCGCTCTGCACGGTATAAGGCGACCATCCGCGCCTGCGCCACCGCGACGCTGTCTCAAAGTCTATTCCCAGATCCTTGATCATCTTGATCACGTCGAGATCCATCCCGTCCATCGCGACCGCCTTCGCGTACTCCCGCGGAATCTTCAGAAAATCCGTGATCCGCCGCGCGTTCCAGTTCACATAGCGCGCGTTTTTCCTGCCTTCGAAGCATAAATCGAAGATCAGCTCCGTACCCCCGAGCTTTGCCACCATTTCAACCGATGGATGGATTGCCGCCCACCCGAGCAGCTTGCACCACGGAATATTGGCAACATAGTTCCCGAAACTCGTCAGGTGGGTCCAGTCCCAGTAACGCATCTGTCCGAGCGGGAGCCAGCCGAGGAAGGTCCCCTCGAGATCTTCGGGGAAAAGCTCGTAGCTCATGTCCATGTGCGGATTGTATGCGTTCATGACGTTCCACGGTTCCCGTAGCCCGCAGGGTTCCCAACGATCTTCCGTCCACGGAGTTTTCCGCCTGGCAGTGACCTTTCCCGGTTCGAGGTCCATGCAGAAGTCCTCGAAGAAGTCCAGCTCCGGCATGATATCGTTCCAGTCCTGAAATCCGTATTCGATGTAGAACGCCCTGAGCCGCACGTGCGCCGGAGTGATCTTCTGAGCGAAGACCGCCCGGACGTTTCCCGCGAGGCTTTTTAAGGTTTTCGACCTGAATTTTCCGCGCGCCTTCATGATCGCATTCGCGCCGCACTCAGGGCATACGATCCGCTCGTTATGCACCGACTGCCGGAATATCACGTCGGGATCTGAGGGAGCTTCCGTCCTTTTCAGACCCGCGGAAAACCTGTGTCCGCAACGCGAACAGAATCCGATCTTCTCGCGGGTGAAATAATCACGGTCATACAGGATGTACGCGGGGAAAAGCGTCCGTGCCTGTTCCTCCCATTCCTCGGGAAAGGGTGAAATCCGTTTCGTAGCGTTCATCCCGTCATCCTCCCAGCAGATCTAACAGATCAAGGGACAAAACATCAGACGTCTGTGAATCTGCCCTCTCGCGCTTTCTCGACGGATTCGAAGGCGCGTCCTCGTGCTGCGACATCCTCACCGTCATCACGCAGTCCACGACCGCGCCCGGAAAGTAGACGCTCACCGCCCTGCGGTAAACCTCCAAATCGCTGATCGACGAGCCTACGCCCTTCATGGCGGCGGCGCACACGTCCGAGAGCGTTTTCCCCGACTGGACGACCGCCTGCGCAAACTCCTCCTGCTGCTCGCAAAATCCGGCGAGCGCGTCATATACCGCCTGGGCGACCGCCTTTGCCTTCTGATCTTTGGCCTGTTTCGCCGCGTCCAGCTCGGCCCTCAGCTTCTTGACAGCTTCATTTTTCATTTTCGTCTCCTTATTAGTTCATCGCCTCGCGTCGGCTCGGTCTCGCTCGTCCTGATCTGTCGCGCGAGCGCTTCAAAGCCCGCCGCCGCCTCATCCGCTGTGATCGCAGTCTCTCCACTGCGCCCGCATCCAGTTCAGCGGGATGCCGCGGAAGGTCTCCTCCATGTCAGCCCTCCACCGGCAGCACCGTCGTGCAGATCCACGGGCCGCCGCTCTCTTCTTCGAGCCGCATCGCGGCCGCTTCCTTCTCTCCGCAGAGCTCGTCCTCGGCGCACGCCGCGCTGATGTACACATACTCCGTGCCGCAGCGGAAAACAAACATCCATTTCACCGCGGCTTCGCCCCCGTCCCGACGTAATAATGGAAGCCGCCCTGCACGTCCGCGAGGATCTTCCCGAAATCCTCCGGCAGCTCCTTTTCCTGCGCGGCCGGCTTGCTCTCCGCCGCTTTGCGCACGATCTGGGACCCGCTCTCGCCGAGCTCCATCCGCTTATCCTGCTCCGACACCGGCGCGATCTCGACGTGATACACGTCGTCCAGCCGCCGGATCCGCATTTTCTGGTCGCGCTCCTGCTCGCGGTCGTGGCCGGCGAAAAACTCTTCGAGCCATTCCGCGGCGAAAATCGCGAGCGGCCAGAGGAAACGCTTTTCCACCGCGGCGATCGGAAACCGCCGCCTCCCGGACGGATAGCGCATCGAGAGCATGGAGATCCCCGCCGCGGCGAGCCACGTGCGTACCGCCCGCCGACCGAGCCAGCCGTACCAGTTGATCCGCATATCGAGGTGCAGCGCATCCGTCGGCAGAAAAACCTTTTTCGGCAAGGACGCCTCCGCGAGGTCGTAGATCTGCGCGGCGTCGATGCCCTCCCAGCCGAGCGCACGGGTCAGCCGGAATTCGGCGTCGTTCACGGTCTCCTCGAATTTTTCGTATTTGTCCGCCTCGCGCCGCCCTCTCCGCCGGTCGGTGATCCAGACGCGGTCGTTCTCCGATCCGGCGAGCATGCCGGTGATCGCGCCCTCCTGCCCGGCGAAAAACATCCGCAGGCGGTCGGCTTCGTCCGCTTTTCCGTGCCGGAACCACGCCCACGTGTCGAGCAAAAGCAACGCGGATTTTGCCTGGATCGCCTCAAGGCACCGCACCCCGTACACGCGCGTGAACGCATTGAGCGCGCTCTCGCGCACCTGCGCGTCAGCTCTGCATTTCATAATATACCCTCTCTTTCATCATACCCCGCCCCGCTCGTGCAGGAAGCGGAGCACCGCGCCGAGCTGCCCGACCTGCACTTCCGCGCGCTCGCCGTCCGCGACGATGCCGTACCAATACATCGGCACGACGCCCATGCGGCATAGCCAGAAGCCCGCCGGCCTTCCCGTCCGCAGGATGCACGGGACGGCGTCCTTGTCGATGCGGGTGATCTTCGTCCTCACGGCGTCCGCGTCCTCCGGATCTCCTCCCGGATCCTCGGCGGCAGGGGCTCGTCATCCGGGCCGTACCAGACGCAGCTCACCTCCGGCCAGCCCTTCTTCTTTGCCACGAGCCGCGCCATTTTCCGCGCGCATCCCTCGGCGTCTCCCGGACGGGTATCGTGCCGCACGAGCACGGGCTCTTCCCCCGGCGCGCGGTAGATGAACTTATATCGGATTGTTTCGGCCACGATTTCGCTCCTTTCTGATCCCCTCCACCGCCTCGGCGGGTGTCGGATCGGCGTAATGCTCGATGTTGCGGGCGTCGATTCTCTCCTCGCGGCGCACGCCCGCCCGTCTGAGCGCGCGCTGGGTCCGGCGGTTACGCATGGGAGGCCTCCTTTCTCTCTCCAAAGGAGCAGTAACCATTATCAGGCATTTCAGCTCTCAGCAGGCGACAGCACATTTTATAGCCATCGGGGTAATATTCGACCTTTTCGTATTTTTTGCAGTCCCGGCACCTCACAACCGGCTCCACGTCGGCGGCGGGAGAATTCTCTATGTCCGAGATTATATCGCCTATATCACACGCCCGGCACGGCGCACCTCCGATTTCATAGACAAACTGTACTTTCCCGCGCTTCATGCCTTTTCGCATCTGGCACTGATAGCAATACCATTCGCGTTTTATCTGCACAAACAAGTCCGCGTCAATGTACTTCGGCATCGCTGTTCTCCTTCCACACTATTTCCGCCCCGCATTTCGGACATACTACATCGCCCGAAAAAACCGGAGCACCATGACAATTCCCGCACACAAGACCGTCAAAGCCGCTCATGCGTACCGGTTCGGCTGGATGCGCTTTGAGCCACGCGTCCAGCTTTTTTGAGCATTCCGGACAAAGATCGATGTCCTGAAACGGCATACTCAGCCCGGGATTTTTCGCGATACGGAATGACGGGAACTTCATTGCCGCCAACGGGTACGGCATATCCCCGCCGCACTTGTCACATAGTTTCATTTTAACCCTCCCACGGCGTGTCCCGCATCTGCTTCGGCGTCGGGCGAGAAGTCCAGCACCGCCATGTTTTGCCATAATACATACCATGATAATATCCGCAATTGTGCCATTCTCCACCGAAACACAAATATCCGTCTTCAAAATCGTCTGGTTGTAATACAGCCGGAACGACACGATCCGTATAAGGCGTTTCAAGATAAATAGGCTCTTCTCCCCCAGTCTCTATTATTTGATCCAGCGTCATCACCCGCGGTTCTTGATCTTTCAGCATATCGTGTGCCTTGCGCATGAGGTAGGCATAAAACCGAATGTCAAGGTTTGTCATGTCTTTTCGGTCGCGCATATAGTTTCCGCAATAGCTGAGTTCCGTGATCACGTCTCGGGCGTACCATCGTTTTTCATCTTCGACCTTCATCTCCGGTGTGATATTCATCCCCATTTCACCGCCTTCCTCTGCTCCCTCGGAGCCTCCCTGTCGCGGTGTTTCATATACCACTCTTCGTTGAATACCACCACGCCACCGCCTTTGTGCTTCAAGACCTTTCCGCTCCTCGCCCGGTCGAGCAAAGTGCTGTCGTCGTCCTGCTTTTTCAAGAGAGTAAGCGCGTCCCTCCGGACCTCAAACCGGCACCACCCGGCAGGCTTGCCGCCGGTCGGATTCAGGTGCTCGCGGTACGGGCAGACGAGGCAGGATTCTCCGGTTTCATCCTGACAGCACTCCAGCCCTTTGACCGTCGCGTCAAGTTCCGCCATCCGCCCCGTCTCCTTTCTCCCACGGCCATTCCTGCCTGAATTCGTTCCCCATGATCCCGCGCAGAGATTCCTTCATAAAAATTGGCGTTCCGTACTCCCCGCATTCCTGCGCGATCCGTTCGATCCACTCCCGGCGCGGCGTCACTTTCCCTTCCCTGTTCCCGCTCTCGGCTCCTACGATGACCCACTCGGGTACATACGATAGGGTGGTGACGAGATAATCGTCCAAGTCCTCGAGGATCGGTTCGACGGACACAAACCAATTCACGCCCGTCATCCACGATTCCATGAGCTCTTCGAGCTTTTTCATATCCTTCGACGTCGTGATCGACGTCCCGAGCCAGATTTCCGCCTCGCCCGCGAAGCATTTCTGCGGGAGTCTCGCATACCGCGCCGGGTTCTTTGTCAGGAACAAATACCGGTGCCACGGAGCTGCCTGAATCGCCCGGAAAACGTCGGTGATCCACTCGTCCGGAACCCACTCGCCGAAAAGGTCCGCCATGGAGCACACGAAGATCGTGCGCGGCGTCGTCCACCTTCTCGGCTCGTCGAGCTTGTATCGGTGGAACGTCGGGTAAAAGCCCATCGGGTACGGCTGCTTCCGCCCGTCCTTTACATACGGCTTTTCGAGCTCCAGCATCGTGTCCATGCCTTCTTCGTCGCTGTCCCACTTCGCCGCGCCTTCCATGCCTGGATCGCCCAGCGAAGGAGCATACGGCAGCCCGAAACGATTCGCCATCTTCCGCGCATAGCAGTATTCGCAGTCGTGGAAGCACCCCGTGACCGGGTTCCAAGTGCTGTCGCACCAGTCAATTTTTGTGCGCTTCATCTTTCCCCTCCGTTCTCAATCCGCCATCTTATCCCCATCACCCGGCGGCTGTACTCCGTCTCATAGATGCCCTGCGCGAAGAGTTTCTCCGCGGCAGGCTGTCCTTGATTGTACGCGACGAGCGTGCCACTATCCGCGCCGTACCGGCTGTAATAGAGGCCCAGGATGTAGACCCCCGCCCTCGCGCTCTGGTACGGGTCAAACCAGTCCGTGATCCCCAGCTCCGCGGAGAGCCACGCGTGGCAAATGCGGTTGATCTGCATGAGGCCGTAGTCCCCCCACGGGCTGACTGCCTGCGGGTCATAATTCGATTCCTGCTCGATCACGGCGACGGCGAGGGTGTACGGGACGCCCGCGTCCTCGCACAGGCCGTGCAGGTAGATCTGAAAGTCCTCCGAGAGCGGCACGTCGAGGATGTAGTCCGGCTCGGCCGCCGCGCACCCGATGTCCGCCGGGTACGCCCTCTCCGTCTCCGGCACGCCGAAGAACTCCTCGTAGCCTATGACGCCGCCCATGACGCCCGCTGCGGGCCGCTCGATCACAGCCTCGCGGGTCTCTTGGTGCCCCATCCGCACCGTGTGCCAGAACAGGCAGCTCAGCGCGTAGAACGCCGCCAGCGCCGCCGCCGTTCCGAGGATCAGGATGATCCACGAGATCGCGCGAGGTTCAGATCGGCGTTTCATCGTCGTGCACCTCCTGTCCGGGGATTTTTTCCATGCCCATGACGTACAGCGTCGTCGCGATATGGGAAAAATCGTCGAGCGCGTCCTCGGCGTCCTTTGCCTGCCACGCCTTGCAGTTCAACATCAGATTCACGTACAGCGCGCCGATGAACCCGAACCATTCGAGCCGGTTCCCGGAGAAAATGTCGTCGTCCATTTTGTATCCATTTTTCTGCGCCATCTCTTCCAGCGCGGACACGATTCTTTGCGCGTTCCGCATATACACCGTCTTGTCCGCCGGTTTCAGCGCGAACGCCCGGCGGAGGCCGCCGCCGATTTTGTCCAATATACTGTCCTTTTTCATCAATCATTTTCCTTTCGGCTTTTGTTTTTTGAGATTTGCGCGCGCACATGGGCGGAGAAAGGGGTTTGCCGCCTCCCCAAAACGGCATACCCGGGCGGGCCATGCAACAACCCCGCCGCGCCGGTGAAAAAACCTAAAAGCCCGGCGCTTTCTCCGTCCGTGTCCGGGCGCAAACCCGGATCATTTACGCCCCGAGCAGGGGCTCTGTCAGCTGCCGCACCGTCACGTCGTACCGCCGCGCGATGTCCTCCAGCTCCGCGAGCCGGAAATCCCACGGATGCACGAGCCGATCGCGCAGGGTGCGCTCGCCGATCCCGAGGTAGGCCGCCAGCGCGATCTGGCTGTCGCGGTTCACGGCGATCAGCGCGCGTACGTTGTCCCCGATCACGCACGCCTGGGCGTAGACGTCGGAGATCGCCTTCTTCGGCATGGGCCGGGACGGCGCCACCGCCTGCCGGTATTCGCCCGTTTTGCGGTCGCGTACGGATGTAATCATAACGCCGCCCCTCTCTGCGCTTCCTCGACCCGGCGGGCGACGATGTCCCGCACGCTCTCCGCCGGTTTCTCCTCCGTCTCGAACCCGAGCAGGTCGTTCGGCGTGCAGCCGAGGACACGCGCGAGCTGACAAAGCATGTCCGGGCGCGGAAAGCTCTTGTCCTTTTCCCACTTCACAACGGTTGTGCGGTCTGTTCCGAGTTTTTGCGCAAGTTCTTCCTGCGTCAGTCCGATTCTGCGGCGTCTTTCAGCAATGGAAACGATCATATTCTTCACCTCTCCTCCTCCGCGAGTGCATTTCCTTCACCTGTCCCTTATTATACGTGACGTAAATGCACTTGTCAAGTGGTTTCCCGAAAAAAGTTGAAGATTCTTCACACCCTCTTGAAATGTGAATTTCCTTCACGTATAATAAAGAAAAAACCGCATGAGGTGACATTATGGAACGTCTCAGACTCGTTCGCGAACAGGCCGGCGTGACCCAGCGCGAGGTTGCCGATTTTCTGAATCTTAACCGTACCACGTACAATAAATATGAAAACGGCGCGTCAACCCCCACTCCCGAAATCCTCGCCAGGATCGCCGATTTCTTCCACGTCTCGGTGGATTACCTCCTCGAACGCGAGGAAACGCCTACTCCCGCATATTCCGATATACCCAACGTGCGCCAGATCAAAAAGAAAAAAATCCCCGTCCTCGGGGAAATCGCCTGCGGCAAACCGATCTTTGCCGACGAGCAGCGCGACGTGTACGTGTCCGTCACGGACGATCTCGTATGCGACTATGCCCTCATCGCGAAGGGCGAGAGCATGACGCCCCGGATCCACGACGGGGATCTCGTGTTTATCCGGGAAATGCCCGCCGTCGAAAACGGCCGGATCGCCGCCGTCCTGATCGAGGACGAGGCGACGTTGAAACGCGTGTTTTTCGACGCCGGCCGGCAGCAGCTCACCCTCACCGCCGACAATCCGGCTTTCCCGCCCTTCGTGTACACCGGCGCGGAGCTGATGAGCATCCGCATCCTGGGTCTCGCCGTCGCGGCGCAGACGAGGTTGTGACTATGAGAAAACGCATTTTTGAGATCATCGAAACCGCCTCCGACGGCGACCGGATCAGCTCCGTTTACGACGTCGGCATGATGATCCTGATCGTCGTCTCCCTTATCCCGCTCGCCTTCAAGCGGGAAACCACATTTCTGCTCGTCATCGACAAGGTTTGCGCCGCCCTTTTCATCGTCGATTATCTCCTTCGCTGGCTCACCGCGGATTATAAATATGGCAATCGCAGCGTCCTTTCCTTCGTCCGCTACCCCTTCGGCTTCATGGCGCTCGCAGATCTGCTGTCCGTCCTCCCGTCCCTCACCGTTCTGAATTCCGCATTTAAGGTCCTGCGCATCATGCGGATGTTTCGCGCCCTTCGCGTCCTCCGCGTCGTCAAGGCTGCCCGGTATTCCCGCAGCGTCCGGATCATCATGGAGGTGTTCAAGCGATCCCGCGCACCTCTCGCGGCCGTCGGCACCCTCTCCGTCGTCTATGTTCTCGTTTCCGCCCTCGTGATCCTGAACGTCGAGCCGGACAGCTTCGAGACATATTTTGACGCCGTGTACTGGGCGACCGTCAGCCTCACGACGATGGGCTACGGCGACATCTACCCCGTCACCGTCATGGGCAGGATCGTCACCATGCTCTCGTCCCTGCTCGGCATCGCCATCGTCGCCCTGCCCGCCGGCATCATCACCGCCGGATATCTCGCCGAAGTCGAAAACGACGGTAAATCCCCTCCCGAATCCTGAGCACCCCGCCCGTGTTGCTTTTCTGTGAATACAGAAAGGAAAAAATAAAATGTCAGAAGCTCACAAGCTCCCCTCCGGCCGATGGAGGAATCAACTCTATGTCGGGAAGGACGCGAACGGCAAGCGGATCTATGAATCCTTCCTCGGCGAGACAAAAAAAGAGGCGGATCTGAAGGCCGCCGCCCGCGCCCGCGAGATCGAGCTCGGGAAACAGAAAGTCTGCGCGCCGTCGCTGCTCACCGTCGGCGAGGCCGTGGACGAATACCTTGATACGAACGAAAACGTGCTCGCGCCGAAGACCATCCGCGAGTACAGGGGATACCGCGCGCGGTATTTCCAGGGCATCATGCGCGTCCGCATCCGCGATCTCACGAACGCGGTGTGCCAGGCGGAGATCAACGTCGAGAGCCGCCGCCTCGCTCCGAAATCCGTGCGGAACGCCTGGGGCCTCGTTCGGATCGCCGTCGCTACCGCGTTCCCTGAATTCCATCCGGACGTGAATCTCCCGGCGCTCGTAAAACCGGAAATGAATATCCCGACGGAGGAAGAGCTCGCCGGCCTGCTGGACGACATCGCGGGGACGCGGCTTGAGATCCCCGTCCTGATCGCGGCGGCCTGCGGTCTCCGGCGCGGAGAGATCGCGGCTCTGAAATTCCCGGACGACATCGACGCGCGGCGCGGTGTGATCCGGGTACGCCGGTGTATGACGGAAAACGCGGACGGCGAGTGGTTTGTCGAAAACCGCACGAAAACGTACGAGAGCACGCGGGACGTGGACTGCCCGCCCTGGCTGATCGAGAAGCTGCTCGCCCTGCCGCCGGATTATAAGCCGGTGCACCCTGCGTATATGACGAGCGGTTTCCGGCGGGCGGCTGCGCGTCGCGGCCTTAATATCCATTTGCACAACCTCCGGCATTATTACGCCTCGCTCCTGCTCTCGGTGAACGCCCCGGAGCAGTACATCGTCCGCCGCCTCGGCCACAAGACGCCAAATATGCTGCGGCGCGTCTACGGGCACATGATGGCCGACCGCGACCGGGAGATCACCGACGCCCTGAACGGCAAGCTCGCCCGCCTGATCGACGCGCCCGCTCCAGAACTCGCTGGAAACCATGCAACACACCATGCAACACGCGCCGATCCCGACACCGCCGAAACCCAATAATAACAACGTTTTTCGCGTTATCTGCCCGCTGGTTCAAGTCCAGTCACTCAGAGCACAGCATTCGGGCAGATTTGAGCACGTTACACACAAAAACGGAGCGCAAACTGCCCGATTTTTATTGAAAAATCACACAATTTCGCGGCTTTGCTCATGCCACCCGGCTAAATTTTGCCGGTTCATGTTGCCCCTTGCCGCGCCATGCAACACGAAAATGCAACACGGAGACGGGAAAAGGGGAGCGATTTGCCCCCCTTTCCTTTTTTTCACAGCACCCCCGCGCGGTCGAGGATCACGAGCAGCTCCTCGCGGGTCAGCGTGTCGCCGAGGGCGAGATCGTCGCCGCCTTTTCCGCGGATGATCCCCCTCTCGACCGCTTTTTTCACGGCCTCCCGCGCCCAGTCGTGCGCCTGGGAGAGATACGGTGGCTCCGGCGGCCAGATATACCCGGCGCGGTTTTCGATGCAGAGATAGGCGCACGGATCGAGCTGCGTCCCCGTCGCGCTGCGCACCTCGAAATGCAGGTGCACGCCGGTCGCTTTGCCCGTCATGCCCTCGATGCCGATGATCTGCCCCGCCTCCACGCGCTGCCCGGATTCCACGGCGCGGGACGCGAGGTGGCAATAATAGCACATCCGCCCGTCCTCACCGTAGATCGAGACATAATTGCCCCACTCCGACGTCGGGTTTTCCGGATCCGTGATGATCCGGGAGCGGAGCACCGTGCCGCCGATCACCGCCCGAACGTTTCTGTCCTCGCCGATCAGATCGACGCCGCTGTGCCACGCGGATTTTTCCCCGGTCACCGGATCGGTGCGGGATCCGAACGGCGAGGTGACGCGAAAACCGGATGCGAAAGGCATCACCATGTCGTCAGTCCTCCGGTCGGAATCCGTCGCCGGATTCCTTTCGAGATGCGCCCTCAGCGCCCTCGGGATCGTCGAGGTCTTCACGCCAGGCGTCCGGCGGGGCGATCTCCGGCACCTCCGGCAGACCGGCGAGGGACGTCAGCAGCGAAAGCACGCCGGCGAGGACTGCCGACGACGCGACCGCGAGCCAGTCCACATCCGAGATCACGGCCGCGACCCCGATCGACGCAATCGCCGTCTGCGCGACGGTTTTGATCGCGCGGATGCCTGCGGCTTTCAGCCAGCTCTTCCAGTTTTTCATAATTGCTTCTCCTTTCTGCTCGGCGGGCAGGGCGGCAGCTTTTGCACCTGCTCCATGAGGCGCGCTGCTGTGCCGTTCCCGCCCATTTTTTTATACGGCTCATAGAGGTATCTGTCGAGCTCGTTGTACTCGTCCGTGGAGATGTAGCCGCGCTGGATGTACTGCTCCGCGCGGTTGATGATCTCCGAGTAGGCCAGCCCCATGAGCAGCCGGTCCTTGCCGGATCGCTTGTCGACGATCCGGGAGATCAGCGACCACAGGCCGTTCGACGCGAGGATCGAGCCGAGGACCGTGAGCGCGATTTCGTACCATTGCATAAATTATCCTCCTGTTTTTTCAGCGATCCGGCGGGATCGCGCAGCTCTCCGAAGGAGATTCAAATGATAGGATAAGATTTCATTGTAGTATATATCCAATAATTACCAATTTTTTATTCAATGAACGGAGCGAATGCCTGCGCCATTCTCTTATAAAATGCCCGTGTGGGATGTAGTCCGTCACCGAGACAGTATCTAATATTATATCGGTTAATCGGTGTGATAAATTCTTCATCAATAACCGTCAAGTTATAATAGTCTGCACATTCCTTTATAGCGTTACGATAGTCTGTTAATGTTTTATTATCTCTAAACGCATATCCCATTGACCAGTTATCCGCAAAATTCATGTTATCATATCCAAATCTATTTTGATTCATGGGGAGTAATATGATAATATTAGCTGTCGGGGCTTTATTATGGATATTTTCAATCATATATTTCATATTACCAATAACACTTCCATCACCACTTGTAGACGTCATATCTCCGAGAGAAATTATAACTTGTGATTCTGGACTATGTTTATAATCGTTTATACCAAGTGCGATAGTCACAATATCAGCATTTTCAAATGTATTGTTATCTACAATGTCTTTACCGTTACTGTTTGTCTGTGTTCCTTTTTGTGCATATCCTCCCCCAGATTCTCCGAGGTTGACGACGTTAAAATGTTTTATTTCGCCTAACCAATATACATAATTTAATGGCGTTGGCCCGCTTGATGAGGATGCGCCATATTCCGCGTACATTCCTCTTGTTATACTATCACCAATCGCATATAATGTTTTAGTTTTAGGCGGATTTTCAAGCATGTTGATTCTTTCTTCAATATCTCCCAAGTCGAAATTATTAATTTTATTGTTTATCCAGTATTCATAGGGATTAACTTTTGCAATCATGAATGTTCCAGTAGTGTTATTAGCGCATATTCTGAAATATGAAACACCTTCCGGAATGATATAATATTTCCAACCGTCTTGTAATTCATTAGGCAAACTTGAAAATATATCTGTATAAATTGCTGTTTTTTCAGAATTATATGTTTTGAACCTTGAACCTTTTCCGTAAATAATATCACCCGGAATAACTGGTATAAAATCCGTAGTATTATAATCCGCATTTACGGTTAAATCATTTTCAGAAAGCGTTGGCGCGACAGCATATCCTTTAGTTATAGTCCCATAACTCCAAAAATTGTCATTATATTGTAAGTTTAATTGATTTTTCGTGTTTTCAAGTCCTGTTTCAATTGTGGGAATTTTATTTATATTTTGTGATACACTACTAATATAATTGTCAATAAAGTTTTTCATCCAATATTCATAAGGATTAACTTTTGCAATGAAAAAACTGCCGTGTATAACATTATCGCATATACGAAAATATGATATATTATCAGGAATTATATAGTATTTATAACCGTTTTGAAGTTCTGTCGTTAAGTTTGAAAAGATATTAGAATATTGTTTGATTTTGTCGGCATCATATGTTTTGAACCTTGCACCGTTTCCGTAAATAATATCACCCGGATTGACTGGTATAAAATCCGTAGTATTATAATCTGCATTTACGGCTAAATCCTTTTCAAAAAGCATTTGCGCGATAGCATATCCTTTAGTTATAGTCCCATAACTCCAAAAATTGTCATTATATTGTAAGTTTAACGCACTTTTTAAGTCAGCGACGGCATCCCCGGTAGCTTTCGCGTCGGCAGCTCTGCCCGCGATGGACAGCGTCGTGTCCGTCACCAGCGCCGTCGCATTATATACGCCCCCGTCCGCCCAGGCGGAGCCGTTCCAGTAATACCAGTCGCCCGCGACGTATCCCGATTCTGTGCCTGCGTAAACGTAGATTTTTTCGTGATCGGTCATTTCCGCTGCGGTCAGCACAGCGGTCGGCGCTCCGGGGAATATGGTTTTCAGCTTCTCCACGAGCTTCGTCGTGTACTCCTGCAGCTTCTCTGAGTCAAGATATTCTTTCATATAATCCTCCTTTTCAGCTAATGGATTGCACGATCGCGTCAATCTGCTCCGACGAGATCACCGTGTTCGGAATTTCGTTCTGCATCATATCGAGAATCTCGATCAGCAAAACCTCGTTTCTGCTCATTGGCGGCAGGATTTCATTTTCACCGCCGAGGATGTTTTCGAGTATCGCTTCGATCCGGCTGTCTTCCATGATTGTCCCCCTCTCATGAAATAGAGTTTATAATCTGGTCGATCTGCCACGACGGAATCGACGTAACGACGAGCTCCCAGCTTATACCGTTCCAGAGGACGCAGTCGCCCGCCTGGATATGATGCGCCACGTCCGCCGTCATGATCATATACACATCCCCCGGCTTCACGTCCTCGCTCGGCAGAGCAGAATACGAATTCACAGAGCCCATGTATCGGAAAATCATCTCGACGTCGCTCGTGCCGTTGGCGAGGAACGAACACGCGACTGAAATCACATCCCCCGATGCCACGGTTCCCACCGCCGACACGATCACATCCCCGCTCTGTGCTGCAACTGTGATCGTCAACGGCCGCACCGTTCCTCCGGACGTTACAGCTGCCGACGAAAATGTAACATCCCCGCCAGGTCTCATGCTCACCGGCAGCGAGGCGATTTTGGTTTGCGCACCCGACACACCCTTAACGGATCCATTCAGATATACCCGGTTCCCGACTGCACGCACGGCCGGCGCCTTGGCCTCAGACGCTGCCGTCACGTTCCCTTCAAGGGCGAGCTCGATCCAGCCGGAGTCCGCCATAAACCCGTCGAGTTTTCTGTCCAGACGCTGCACCAGCGACGTCGCCGAATCCGCGCCGCCCCCGATGATCGACTTGTAAACCACGAAAACGACGGTCTGCCCCGCTTCGAGCTCCGTCGTCAGATCAATCGTCGCATTTCCCTCTCCGAGCACATAGTCGTCCCCGTCTACCGCGAGCAGCCCGTTGATATATACCTGCAGCACGTCCGTCTCCGGATCATAGCTCTCGATCCCGATGGGAATCTCGTCCTCTGCGGCCTCCGTGATATGCGTTGACGTCAACGTGATCACGCTCGTCGTTACAGTCAGCTCCTCGGTGAGTGAGGAAATAAAATCCTCCCACGCCTGCCGCTGGGCCTCCGTGTAGGCGTCGAAATCGTCCGTATATTTTTTGTACTGCGCATTATAGGCCGCCTGGAACTGCGCCCAGAGCGTCGACGTGTCCACCTGCCGGATCAGGCCCGTCACCCACGGACACGCTGCAGACCCGCGCAGGTCCGTGATGTCCGACTGCGCGACCGTACCGGCTGACGGCTCCACGCGAATGTTCGCGATCCGATATTCGATCACATTCGCCGTCGCGTTGATGTCTGGTTCTTCCGGATTCTGCGCCGGCGTTCCCGTCCTGTACACGATATTCCCCGCGCGCCCCGATGTCCGCTTGTCCACCTGCGCGATCACGGAATCCACGCGCGGATACAGCGCAGTATTTCCCGGCACGGTGATGAGCAGCGCCGTCGGATTCTCGAACCACTTATGCGCGAAAATTCCCTGCCCGCGCTGCACCGTGATGTTCATCGAGGTTCCGGCCGCCGCGACCTGAAGATCGCTCGACGGATTTCCCTCATTCGTGGCGAAAACCCCGTCCGCTACGATCCGCGCGTACGGCCTGTTCATGTCCTCCGCGGAATAGGTTCTGTCGTAATTGATCGCATCCCAAAAACCGCAGCTGACGCTGAAAATCTGGTCTGCCATGTTTATACCTCCGTAATGTACTCGAATTTCGGCTCTACGTTGTAACCGCTGTCATCCCACACCTCGACGACCTCCACGATCCGCACGGACACCGAAATACCGAATGCGCTCTGCACCGTCACGATGTCTCCGAGGTGATAATCCCTTCCGTATATAAACGTCGTATTCGGCTCGATTGTCCCCTCGAATGAGCGGACGGCTCCGAATTGCGCCATCTGCTCATAACCTCTCGAGAGCAGATATGGGAGATATACAACATCCCGCAGCTCGACGGTTTCCTCTGCCTCCGGCGTCTGCCCCGGTAAATCCGCGACGATCAGATCCGTCATACGGTAATATGCCGTACCGTCCACGGTCACCACCGTTCCGCCCGGATAGTTTACCTCAAGCCACGTCAGGTGCCACGCGTCCACGATCTGGATGTCGATCATGCTGACCCGGTACACCCATCCGTCCCCGTCCGGCACGATACGTCCGTATCCGCCCGATTCCTCCGGCGGATAGATTTCCGTAAGCTCCCCGAAGGTGATTTTTTGCGAAAGGTCCCGCGCGTCCACGTAAATCTCGAATCGCTCCGCTCCGCTGAAACTGCCGATGATCGCCCGTTGCCGGTCAGACCCCTGCCCTTCGCCGGCCACCATCGCGACGTTTCCCATTTTCGTTTCGTCTTCGATGTACTTTGTCGCCGCGAGGTTTTCATATTCGTCCGAAAAAATCACGCTCTCCGTTCGGTCCGCTCCTTTATACAGAGAGAAAAGCAGCGTCCGCGTCTCCTCGTCCAGCGTCATCCGGTATCCCCATCCGAATTTGAGGCAGTATTCCCGGATTTTTTCGCCGACGTTTTTATAGCTCACCTGCTCGGACAGTCTATCCGTCAGCCCGGATTCCGCTCCGAGGCCGAAGATCAGCCTCCCGTCTGAATCGGTCAGCTGCCGGCCCTCTCCCGCGTCAGCTCCGAGCGCCCCGACGACCATTTTCCGCGCGAAGCGTTCCGCGTTCCCGTTCGCCGTCATGGTCGTCCACACGACACGCTGATCGAGCAGGATTTTCGCGTCATAGCCGGTCGCTATGATATAGTTTCCTGCCTCCGCGTCTGTGTCAAGCTCGATCTTCCGAATCTGGCAGATCATCGGATCACCGTCCCGGGCGATATAAAACCCTTTTTGACACAGTGCGAGCATCTCCGGCGTCGCCGGCACGTAGAGCTCACAATCGCCAATTTCCCGGTATCTTGACGCCCAGATCAGCGAATTGTAGCCATCTACCACGCCGCGAAGGTTCAAATTCTTATCCAGGATATAAACTTGCTCGTTCATCACACGCCCCTGTACAGGTTATACCAACGGAATACCAGCCCGACAGCTTTTCCCGTGTCCGGTTCCCCATCGAGCAGATATTCAAAGCGGTTGTTGCCGATGATGAGCTGGAAAAACGCCGATCCGCGCTGAATTGCCGGAAAAATGTTCGTGATCTCGCCCCCGCGCACGAGGACGATGCTTTTCTCTCCCTTGTTCGTGTTGACGATCACCCGGTCTCCCTCGCGGAATTCGTAGATCAGCTTCATGTCGTCCCCGGTCGTGACGTTTTTGATCTCGATGCTGTCCGCGTCCTCGTTGAAATCAATTTCCAAAATGACGCCTGTCTCGGTTTCCGACCCATTATATACGTCGATTCCGCCGTTCGCATCCTCCGAAATCGACGAAATGATCACCGGTTCCCCGATGTTGATCGAAAACGGGAACGTGAACACCTCGAACACCGTTTCCGAATCGGCGATGATTTCCGAAACGGAGCGGAAATATGGGAACGGGCAAAGCACGGAGATCTGCGCCGTTTCGCTGTTCGTGAACAAATCGCATTCGAGGCTGTCCACATATCCCTCTATGCTCACGTCGTGCGTTTCATTTGAAAAATAAAACGTGCAGCGATCCTTTGTTTTGAAAAACCGATACAGCTGATTCCTGTTCCGCTCCACGTCTCCGTTGATTCGGACTGTGATGACGATGTTTCTCGTTTCCAGTTTCGCGGAATTGTACCGCGCGCCATCCAGTCCGACGAGCGTCGTCATGTTGATCTGCGCCGGCGGAGGATTCAAGCCTTGAATGCTGATGATCTGATATTCTGTTTCTTTTCCGGTCAGCGTCAGCATCTCGCCGCCGTTTTGCACTCTGGCCGTGTACATCATACGCCTCCCGTCGCTCTCGCGTATGAGAGCAGATTCCGCGTCTGCCTGTAAAGCTCGATCCGGCTCGGGGCTTTCGGCGCATTGATGATCTGCGTGAAATTCACCTCGCGCGAGCCGCCGACGACGGTTCCGGCAGCGCCGCCGCCTGTCCCGGCTATCTGACGGAGCATATCGCCCGCCACCTCGCTGATCCACGCTTTATTACGTTCGAGCGGGACAACCGCTTCCGCTCCGGAGCCTTCGAGAAGTCCCATCTGTCCCCGCGGCAGAATGCCGCCCTGCTCCAGCTTCGGAATACGTGCGATGTCAAAGCCGAATTTTTTCCCGCCGAAACCTGGCACCCAGTCGGGAATATCGATCGACAGCGCGTTCAGACCGTCGATCACGGCGTTCACGCCGGATATAATCGCGTTAAGCGGCGCCTTGATCGCATCGGACGCGTCTCGGAAAATACCTCCGAACCACGTGGACACCGGCTCGAATGTTTTTTTGATCCCCTCCCAGATGGATGAGAACCACGAACCGATCGCGCCGAATGCCGTTTTGATGCCGTTGACTGCGCCCTCGAACCGCTCCGAAAACCAGCTCTTTACACCCTCATATACGCCTGCGATCTCGCTCCATACGCCCGAAAACCACGCGGAAACCGTCGACCATGCGCCGAGAATCGCGTCGCGCGCGGACGTGAATTTTTCCTCGAACCAGCCCTTCACGTCGCCGAATGTCTTCACGATCCCGTCCCAAAGACCCGCGAAAAATCTCGTGACCGGCTGGATCACATTCTCGTCAAACCAGCCCGCGGCGACCTCCCAGATGGCGACGATCTCGTCCCACAGGTCAGCGAACACTTCCCCGACCGGCTCAAACAGTCCGGTCTGAAACGCCTCCACAATCTGCGGCAGCGCTTCGATCAGCGATTGCACAATAATCGGAATCGCCTCGACCAGCGCCATGAACAGCTGCACCGCGCCGGCGAGAAGAACGGGAACGTTTTCGATCAACACCTCAACGATTTTTGAAACGATCTCAGGCAGCGCCGACGTCAGCGCCGTGATGATGATCGGGAGCGCTTCGATCAATGCCATGAAAAGTTGAATCGCGCCGTCGAGCAGAACCGGGATGCTGTCCACAAGCAGCTCGACGATCGTTGTAACTACCTCCGGCAAAACGGCGCTCAGCTCCTGGATGATAACCGGAAGCGCCTCCACCAGCGCCATGAAAAGCTGGATCGCGCCGTCGAGCAGAACCGGAATGCTCTCGACGAGCAGTTTCACGATGGTCGTCACGATCCCGGGCAGCACCGCGCTCAATTCCTGGATGATGATGGGAATGGACGAGGAAATTCCCGAAGCCAAGCTCACGATGATCTCCGGCGCCGCTTCGAGCACTGCCTGCGCGATGCGGGTGATGAATTCCACCGCCTGCGGGATCATCTGTTCAATCGACGCGATGATGCCGGAGACGCCCTCCTGAATTTTCTCGCCGCCTCCGTCCACACCCGCCGCAAGGTCTGTGAATCCATCGAGCAGCGTCGTGATCGACGGGAGCATATCCCCCATCAGATTGTTTTTGATCCCGGAAATCGTCCCGCGCATCCGGGTGAGACTGTCCTCGAATTCGGCCGACGCTTTCACAGCCTCGTCCGACATAACCATGCCGTAATCTTCCGCCTGCTGGAGAAGCTCCTGCGTCGCCTCCGCGCTCTGATTCAAAAGCGGCAGAAGATCCTGCCCGCTTTTTCCGAACATATCGTTCGCGAGCGCGGCCTTTTCCGTTTCGTCGGCGACCCCCTGCAGCGCTTCGACGACTGCGCCGAAAACCTCTTCGCGGCTTTTGCCTTCGAGATCGTCCAGCGAGAGCCCGAGCCGCTCAAATTTCTTGATCGCGCCTTCGCTTCCGTTTTGGGCGTCATCAAATGTGTTTGTCAGCGTTTTTAGGCCCGTCGTGCAGCTCGACATCGACGTGCCGGCGAGCTGCATCGCGTAGTCCCATTTTTGATAGCTCTCGTATGATAAGCCGACTTTTTGGGATTGTTTGTCGATCGCGTCACCGGCCTCTGCCGCACGGTTCGACATCTCCCAGATTCCCTTACCGGCCGCGACCGCAGCCGTTCCGAGAGCCGCCAGACCCGCCGCCACGCCCGCCGCGATCTTTTTACCGAGGCCGTCGAATTTTCCGCCGGTTTTCTCCGCGGATTCTCCGATCTCGTCGACGGATTTGTCGAGGTCCTTTGTGCTTTTCTCCGCCTCGCCCTCTTCCTTTTCGAGCGCATCCAGCGACGTGTTGTATTTGCCGATCTCCGCGCCCGTCTTATTGACGGCCGCCTGCTGATTCAGGATCGTGATCTTGAGATCGTCGACGGCTTTTTTGTTGGACTCCTGCTCCTTTTCACAGGCCGCAAGCGCGTTTTCGTATTCTTTATATTCTTTGCTGGTCTTCGATACGCCCTTGTCCGCAAGGTCTTCGAGCTTTGCCCGCAGCTCGGCCGCCCGCCGGCCGTTCTCGTCATAGGCGCTCTGCTGCCGCTCCAGCTCCTTCGTGTACGCTTCGAGCTTCGTTTTCTGGGCCGACAGCACAGACTCCAGCTGGTTCAGCTTCGCCTTGATGCCGTCCGCCGATTTCGCCCAGTCGTCCATACCGGCGGTCGCGGCCTTGAATTCCGCGTTTGCCAGTTTGATCTGCTGATTGGCGTCGGCGATCCCGGCCTTGAGATCGGATATGTCAACCCGGAATTTTGTCGTGATTTCGTCGCCCTTCGGCATATCCTCACCTCCCGTGTTATTGATGGATGGGAGCCGAGGGAATCGAACCCTCTCCGCGTCCGCCGTCCGGAAACTCCCCACGCGCGCTTAAAACCAGTCGTCCCCGGCCGGTCGCCGGATCACGTTCGGTTTTCCCGCCTGATTCCCCGCGCTTTTTTTATCGTTTTCCTGGTATCCGTGCAGCCGCCGGATCAGCAGGAACACCTCGCGCGCTTTCTGCCGTCTGATCGCAAACGGCGACACGCTCGGAAATCGATCGCAGATGTTAATTTCAAGCTGAAAAAACATCTCGTACCATGTGAGCGGCGGCCCGCTCTCGGTCAGTTTTTTGAGCCGAACCCCTTACTCAGCTGGTTGATCGTGAATCGGACGACGTCAACCAGGCACGCCGCGATGTCCGAAACCCGCGCGTTTTTGATCTCCTCGTCCGTGATCCCCTCGAACATGTCTTTCAGCAGTCCCTTGACGGTGTCCATGCTCTGAATTACGAGTTTCCCCGCCATTTTGATGATCTCCGCGTCCGACCCGCTTTTCAGCTCGTCGAGTTTGATCGCGTCCGCGACGTCTTCCAGAACGCCGAACATGAGATCGTATGTGTCCGCCTCGTACGTTTTAACGATGCGCTTTTTCTCATAGATAGGCAGTTTCATTTTTGCTCCTTTTGTATTTTTGATCATGGGTAATCCGGCGAAAAGGAGCTATTGCCGAAAACGCCGCGCGCGGTGCTGTCCCCATGATCTCGAATCTGTTTTCCCTTACGGCGTGGTCTTCTTCGGCTCGAGCGTGTCGGGCGTCGTCACCTCGTCGAAGAAGGTCGACACATCCGCGAGGTCCTTCGCCGTGTTCACCGTGATGCCGTTCGCGCCGTGCCCGGTTTTCGTGAACTTGTGAATCGTCCGCACGCCGGTGTACGTCAGCTCCTGGCCGTTCGCGTCCGTGGAGTTGTTTTCCGTGTTGTGCGTGTTGCTCGGGATTGCGAACATTCCCTTCAGACGCCACACGTAGATCTCCTCGCCCGCGGTGTTTTTCGCGATGTAGCCGATGGCGTGATAGCGCTCCTCGCGCGGCCCGTCGACCAGCATGCCCGTCGTCTCGTCGTAATACTGCCCCGTCAGCTCCGCGGCCACATCCAGCGGCAGCGCGGAAACATTCAGGTTGATCGTGTCCGCTCCCACGGCCTGGATGACCACCGCGGGGATGTTGTCGTAGTAGTGCGCGGCGGAACTCGATTCGGTCTCCTTCTCGACCGTTGCTACGCCCGCGATCGCGAACACGTCGCCCGTCGTGTAGCCGTCGTCGCCGTTGTCGTCCGTCAGAACACGGGCCGCGACGAGCTTTTCAATGCCGCGGAATTCCACGATTTTCTGAAGGCTGGGACTTAAACTCATGATGTTATTCCTCCTTGTTTTCGATGATCAGAGCGTTAATGCCCCGCCCTGTGTGCGTAGGCTCGTCGCTCGGCGCGGAATAGCCTCTCCCCGGCACGATGAACCCGGCCGCCTCAAGCGCGGCTTTCGCGGCATCCAGCACGCTGTAAACAAGCGCCGGATCCGTCGCATAGAAATTGACGTCGAAGTTCCACACCCACGAGATCGCGCCGTTGTCGTAGTGTGCGCCGTCGTCCGACGAGTTGTTCCAGAACGTGAAGAACGCGGCCGGATACGCCTCGTCCTCTGCGAGTGATCCCTGCAGGCGTACGGGATAGCCGAGCGCGGAGAGCGTCGAAATAAGCAATTCCGTTTTGCTCATTCTCCGATAACCTCCTCCAGCGCCTTATTGAACACTTCCCTCTGCGCGTTGAGGACTTCGCCGATGGTCTGATCCGAGAAAAACGCGTCGTACATCGCCTGAACCTTCATGTATCGCGGCGATCCGCGAATCATAAATATCGACGGCAAACCGCCTTTTGACACGTCGAATCCGACCGGTGCGGTCGCCTCCGTGTTTTTCCACGTGATGTCCAGATGTGTCACAAGACTTTCCTCTGTCCGTCCCGTCGAGAAGCGTCCGCCCTTCGGCAGATTTGGCTTTGCAACCGCGTTCCGCGCCTTTGCCGTCACGATGTCGAACGACTTCTGCATCGCCTCGGTCGCAATTCCCTTGACGTCAGCGTTCAGGTCTGTCAGCTTTTTCAACGTCTCCTGAAATCCCTTGAATTCCAGCTTTACGGATGCCATCACGCGCCTCCCTTTACCCGGCGCACCTTGAACCGCATGAACTGATGCCGCAGCCCTATGTCCTCGGGATCGTTCAAAATCTCGTAGACTTTTCCGGTGTCAGCGACCCAGATCCGACAGTCGGATTTGATCCGCGGATCGTACCAGGTCTCCACCTGGGCCGTATCCTCGATCGAGTAGAGACCGTTGACGTCCCTCTCCGTTCCGCCGTATGTGCGAAATGAGCCGTTGATGCGGATTCCGTTTTCCGGCGACGGGAATGCCTTTGTCGGCACGCCCATCGCCGTCGTATAAGTCGGGATCAGCAGCATAAGCGCCGCGGTGAAGGGCGCGGGCTTGAACTCCGCCATTTTACGCCGCCGGGACGGGCGTCACGGCGGTCAGGGTGATGGTGCCGGAGCTCAGCGCGGCCTTGTAGAGCGTCGCTGCGTCGCCGACGACGTCCTCGTTGTCGATGTTCGACGTGTTGAAGGTGGCCGGGCCTTCGTGATAGGTGATCCCCTCGAAATCGTGCGCCGCGACGAAATAAACCGTCCCGGACGTCACGCCCGTATGGAAGTTCAGCGTCTTCACGGGCTGCGCGCAGAGCTTATTCCCCGCCGCGCCGGAGCCGGTCAGGTCGAAGTCGCCTTCGACGTCCAGCGACTCGAGCACGGTGTAGCTCGTGCCGTTCAGGCCGAGCACGGTGCCGATCAGAGAGAGCAGATCGATCCGCGTGATCGGTACGATGCGATCATTGTTGATCATGGTATTATCCTCCGTTTTTGATTATTTTCCGAGCGCGAGCTGGGCGGCTCTTTGGAAAAAGTATTCCGAGAGTTTTCCGCCCGCCGCGCCGTAATTCCACAGGTCGGAGACGCCGCGCGCGACGACGCCGCACGTGATCCGCGCCTCCGCGACCCCCGCGTCGATCAGGAAAGCCTTGACCTCGTCGATATATGCTGCAAGCGTGTCGTCCTGATAGGTTCCCGTGATCCCGAGCGCGGTCTTTATGTTTTCAAGCGTCGGCGTCATGCGGTGCCCCCTCCCGATCAGGCGCCCGTGTTGTCGGTGCCGACGCTCCATGCGCCGTCCGCGACCTTGAGCACCTTCCCGTTGTCGTCCGCGTCGACGGCCGGGAGCATTCCGCCCGATGCCGTGATCAGAGCGGCGATCATGCCGAGAATATCCGGGATCAGCGTCAGAGCCGCGACGTCGTCCGCGTCGCCGCCCAGTGCGACATACAGCGCCTTGAGCGCGGTGACTGTGCTCCTCATCTTATCCCCTCCTTAACCCTTCACGATCTTGTAGAAGCCGGTCGGGTTGAGCACCTTGCCGTCGACGACCACGAGGGCCTTGTCGACCCACTCGTTCGTTTCTTCGTCGAAGTACCGGCGCATGGTGAAGCCGAAGTTCTCGTTGATGGCGTATTCCAGCGGCTGCCAGAAGATGCCGATCACGTCGCCGGCGGACGCGGTGTCGAAGTCGGGCAGAATGTCCTCTTCGACGAGGGAAATGCCGCGGCCGAAGAATCTGCCGTTCGGGTTCATGGCGTCGCCATCGTTGACCTCGAGACCGGTCGCCTGGCGGAAGATCGGATTGCCGTTCGCGTCGGCCATCGTTTCGAGATAGGCGTCGACGGTGGACAGCGGGAAGATGAACTCGCCCGCGCGGTAGCCGAGCGTGAGCTTCGCGAAGAAGTTTTTGCGCCACTTGATCCAGTCGCCCATCTCGGCGGCCGTCATGGTGATGGTGTTGGTCACCCGCGCGTCGTTCAGGATGCCGAGCATCTGGCCGTTGCCGTTGCCGTTGACGATGCCGTAGTCCATCGCCTGCATATACGCGATCGCGATCACCTCGGCGAGGCGGGCTTCAAAGGAATCGAGGGTCAGCAGCTGCGCGACGAAGGTCTGCGCGATGCGGATCTCGGCCGTATGATACGCGAAGCTCACCTTCGCGAGCGCTCCGACCTTCTGACGAGGCGAGACGGTGGATTCGTTGATCCACTTGAACGACGCGGAAAGCGCGCCGATCGGGTATTCGACGCCGCCGCGGACGCTGGTTTTGCGGACCTTGTTGTACAGGTTGCCGTAGCGCTTGCGGACGGTGTTGATCACCTCGTTCATGATCGTGAGCGGGATCGCCGCGCCGGTGTCGGTGGTGCTGATCGCGTCGCCCGCGCGCAGCTCGGCAGGAATGGGAGTGCCCGCCTGCACGTAGGCCATGAACGCCCTGCGATACTCCATCGTGTTGTGCGCGGGCTCGTCGCGGGTCTGGGTCTGGACGCCGGTCATACCGAACGCGCCCACGATCCCGGCGTTGCGGGTCTGCGCGCCGACCGGAGGAACGGCCGCTCTCGCCTCCTCCGCCTCGATCTCCGCGAGCTCCGCGGCGGTCTCTTCGATTTCGGCATTCAGCTCCGTCACCTGCTCGGTGATGGATCTCACCTCGGCCGCGTCGGTCGATTCGAGCCCGCGCTTTTTGAGCGCGTCGCGCTTCGCGAGCAGCCTTTCGTGCTTTTTCTTGAGGATGTCCTTTCTCATTTTGTTGTACCTCCTATGAGTTTCAATTTTGCCTTGAGCAGATTGATCTCCTCCCCGCCCTCCGGCGGTCCCGCCTGCTGCTGCCGCGCGCTCTCCAGCGCGGACCGTGCGCTCTCCAGCGCCTCCTTGCCGCGTGCGGATATGCTTGTGGCGGTATATGCCGGCCATGTGCAAGCCGACACTTCCGCGATAGCATCGAACCTTTTGATGTGTCTCGTGGGATAATCGCTTTGCAGATCGTCCCACTCCTCGTCTTCAACGGAAAAAGCAAAGCTCATTCCGTCGAGATCCCCGCGTTCTACGGCGGAGTCAAGTTCCCGTGCGGTCATGTTCCGCTCGGTATCGATATCCGCTTCAAATTCAAGCCCGGTTGGCACGATGGTCAACCTCATTGTGCTTCGGCTTGTGTTGTTCCGGCTGCGCGCAACCGGGATCATTCGCTCATTGTGATTCACGAGCAGTGGCACGTCCTTCAGGTTTGCACCGTCCAGCGCGCCCGGCTCAATCACCTCACGAAACCATCCGCCTATATCCGTCGGCGAGCTGTATACAATCGGCTGCCCACTGAGTCTGCTTGTTCCATCCTCCCGGCGTTCCGCTCGGACATCGAATTTGTAAGCCCGTCTTTCAAAATCTTTTTTCGGCATTTTTTACTCCTCCATAACCGTATCGGTTTTCGATTCGTCCACGACGTCGACGTTTACCTTGCCGACCTGGTACTGGTTCGCGCTGTTCGCGTCGATCCAGTTGAGCGACATGAACCGTTTGCCTTCCAGCTCCGGCAGCGGCTTCAGGCCGAGCGCGACGCGCTTCTCGTTCTCGAACAGGCCGCCGGTCGGTGCGAGCGTGTTGATCATCTCGAGCGTCTGCGCGACGGTCATGAAGATCAGTTCCTTCGGGTACAGCGCGATCTTGTTGCCGAACGCCTTTTCCCGGTCGGTGAACATTTTTTTCGTGAATGCCTGGGAGATCGCGATCACGAGCGGCTCGAGCGTCTTCTGGTAGAACGCCTCGTACTGGTCCTTCGTGTAATCGCCTGTCAGGATGTTCAGCGGCACGCCCCAGTTGCGCAGGATCTTCTCGTCGATGAATTTCAGCGTATCATTGTCGACGAGCGCCGTCGATCGCTGGATCGGCGTGAAATCCGCTTTGATGTCCAGCGGCAGGAATCCGTTTTCTGAATTCGCGAGCTTCCGCTCCATCTCCCGCAGCGCGGCCTCCGTTTTCCCGTCGTCGATCATCGTGTTATACTTCACGACGCCGTTGACGGCGTAGGATGCGTTCATCGCCCGCGCGATCCCCTGCAAGAGTTTATAATTCAGATCCAGCGTCGAGAGCAGCGCCTTGTGATCCGGCTGTCCAAACTCGTCGCCGCCCATGTACTGATTCACGGCGAAATTGTACCGTACGTGGATCACGTCGTCATACGGGATCACCGTCTCCCACCCATTCCAAAACATAAACCGGCAGAACATCCGGTCCGTCTCGTCGACGATGAAATCCACCTGCGTCGGATTGATCGGATACAGCGCGTCGTAATACCGTCTCTCCTGCCCGGTCTGCTCGTCCACCCACGTCCTGTAAACCGGAATAATGAAGACGTTGTAGTTCATCAGCAGCAGCCACACGATCTTTTCGAGAAATTCCGACGTCGTCATGAGCGGATTCGGATTTTCGAGCACGTCCTGCACCTTCGAGCGCACCGGCACCGGGTCCGCCCCGTTGTACCTCACGTGCGTCGGATTCAGCTTTTTCATCTCGTCGACGATACATTTCAGCGCCTGCACCACCACGTCCGACGCGTAAATATTCGTGCCGAACTGCGTGAAAATCGGCGCGTAGCCGTTCAGCGTCGGCGCAAGTTTCTGATTCTTCGGACCTTTTCGGAACAGCCCGTCAAACCATCCCAAACCGATCACCTCCCTACGATTTTTGAGTATTCGCTCCGATACCGCCGGAGCATTTCAACCGCCATAATCAATGTGACGGCGCCGTCAATGCGTTTTGCATTCAGTCCGGCGGGCTTCACCGGCTGGATCGCCCCGACGTTGTCCACCTCGCAGCAGCAATTTGCCAGACACCACCGATCAACCGGGTTCCTGTTGTAGACGATCAGCCTCGATTTCAAATCCGCCTCGGTGAGTTTCATCGCGTTGGATAAGTGCCGCCCCTGCTGGAGCATCTCCGTCTCGAATCCGTATTCGTCGCAGCGTTCGAGGAAACTCTTCGCATACCGCTGGTCGTAGCCGATTTTGAACGGCCGCAGATTATAATCCTTGAACAGCCGGTAAAACCAGTCCGCGACGCCCGCGATGTCGATTTCGTTTCCCTCGCAGATCGTCACGTGCCCGGCGCGCGCCCATGTTCGGTACTCCGCGCCCGCTTCCCTGTCGTCCGCGGCTTCGAGCTTCGATTCCGGGATGAAATACTGCGTCAAAATGTAGATCGTTTTGCTTCCCGGCCGCATGATCAGCGCCTTTGCGCACGCGAGGTCCGTCGTCGCCGCGAGGTCGACCGCTCCGAGATAAAAAGCCCCTCTCAGATCGTCCGGCGCGAACGCCTCCGCCTCGTAGTCGTAATCCTCGAGCATCAGCCATGACTCCGCGTTCGTCTGCGGTATGTTGAAATCCTTCGTCAGCAGGTGGATCCGCGTCGCCTTGTCGTGCCTGGCTGCCTCGACGTCCCGCCGGAGCTTGTCGATTTTTTTCACGCCGTACCGGATAGACGGATTCGACTTCTCCCAGCTCGCCTCGCTCGTCCAGATTTCCTGCTCGCTGTCCTGCTCAAAGAGGAACGCGAGAAAATGCGGATCGTCTATCTCGCCGGAGATCGTTTTTTTTGCATAGCTGATTTTGTGATCGAGGTAGCAGTCCCGGTTGAATCCCTGCGTCGTGCAGTTCAAAAAGAGCGGCTCCTCTTTCGAGGACATTCCTCGCCAGCACGCTTCCGCGATTTCCGACTGCCCGTTTTCCTCGTCAATATCGTGCGATTCGTCAAGATAGGTTTTTGAAATGTTGAACCCGTCCTTGTTCTGTGTCCGGGAGGACAGCCGGAAAATCGTAATATTCCGCAGGACGTTCCGTATCTCCGTGAGGTTCTGGCCGGTGACGGCTTTTTTCGGGTCGAGGCGCGAGCGCATCCCTCCGATTTCCGACCAGATCAACCGGGCCTGCCGGTCGTCGTTCGACGCGCAGCATATATCCGTCCCGCCCTCTCCGACGAACAAATCGCAGTTTCCGTCCGCCGCGAACATGGTGCTCTTTCCGTTTTTACGGGCGATTTCGAGCAGTCCTTCCGTGAACCGGCGGAGCTTCGTGTCCGCCATTTTGTAGCTGTAAACCGCTTCCCACCACGCCTTCTGCCACGGCATGAGCGTGATCGGCTGCATATAATACGGCGCTTTGGATTGCAGGCACATCGTCTCCATGAACCTGATCCGTTTTTCTGCCTCCGCCGTGTCGTAGATATACGTCGGCTCTTCCAGCTCTTCGATCAGCTTTTTCACCGCCGCCCTGATCCAATACCCGGTCACAACCTCCCGCCGCTCGATCAGGTCGGCGTATTCTTCCAGATATGTCATCGCCCAAGATCAAATTCTTCGAGCCGCTTGAGCAACTCGTCCTGTGCCGACGGCTCCTGTTTCGCGACGATCCCGCACAGAATCCGGATCGCGTTCATGTACGACGACGCCGTTTCCTTGTACAGCTTCGCCGCGGGCGTGTATTTCTGAAGCTCCGGCCGATGCGGATGCACCCGGATGAACGGCAGCCCTCTCAGCTGCTTCATCCGCAGCTCCATCGCGACGACCTCGTCGATCATCGGAGCGATAATCGTGCGCGTCCCCTCGTCGATGTCCGCGAAAATCTCGTCCAGCTCGGACCGTCTCTTTTCTGCATCCATCGAAAACCACCTTTCAAAATCTTCGGCCAAAAATTTCAAAAAAAACGAAAATTTTGCTCCGCGCGCAAAATATGGCCCCTTTACAGTTCCCTGACGCCCTCCAAAAAGCTGAAAAGGGGGGGTGTCCGGTCCCTCATTCGGAATAGGCGTCAAACCAGTCCGACACATATCCGCGCCATTTATCGTTTTCGGCTCTCGCCAGGCAGTCGGCCTTGTCCGTGTCGATGAATACCGGCTCCGCGCCGATCAGCCCGCACATCCTGTCCCGCTCCGCGCGCAGCGGATAGCCGCCAACAACAAACGCCCGCCTCCATTTCCCCGCGCGAACCCGGATCTGATCGATCATACAGTCCCGCAAGCCGAACACATTCTGCGCGAGCCTCGGCGGTTTATGATACCGGTCGGAAACACACACGGCCTCCCACAGCGCGTCAATGTCCAAAATCAAATCGTCCGCGGATGCGTTCTCCCGCACCCACGTCGACTTTCCCGCGCACGGCGCGCCGTACACGAGGAACACCCTGCGCTGATACGTACCGAAGCGCTCGTGGATCGCGTTGTGACACCGGAAATGCACGAGCTCGATGTTGTCAGGATTCAGGCTCACCGCGGCGTCCGTCACGTTCGCGTCCGTCAGCTCGATTACGTGGTGCCCGATGCAGTCGTATCTCGCCACAATCGGCTCGCCGCACCGCGCGCACCGAAGAATCCCATCCGCGTCCATTCGCTCGAACATCAGCCCTGTTTTCAGCTGCGTCCATTCCCGCGACTGATAAAAATTCTCCAGTGTGAACATCATGCGAGCGGCACAAGCAAAACCATCACATAGCTATTCGCCGTCCAATTATTGTACGATCGCGTGATGAATTGAATATAACCATCAGAGACTCTGGACGTCGAAATGTCGCGGTCGTTTTGACCGCAGACAGCAAAATCCGTCGATTTAACGCCCGTCACGGCAACGGCCGCGGTCGCGGTCCCCACCGACTGCTGGTTCCAGCTCGACGCCGGA